AGGCAGCCAATGAAAATTATGAGAGGGATAAGACAAGGCTGGTCGAACTCTACAGTCAGAAACGGTTAGCAGCTGCGCAGGAAGAAGCGGACAAGAACTATGACATCATGAAAGCTGTAAGAGATGCTGCCATGGAAAGCCGTGTGGGAAGTACCAGCCTTTATGGAGAAGGTTCCCAAAAAGACTTGGTGGAGATGGAAAATGATTACACCAAAACCATGGATTCCATTGAGGACCGTTGGAGAAAGCTCTCTTCTGAATTTACGACCCTGACGGCTGAGCAGAAGGATGTTTTCCTAAAAGCTCTGGCTGATGAAGGCGTTGCTTATGAAACCCTCCAGAATGGAGAAGTAAGCTTTGCTAAACAGGTGGCACAGGATAAGCTAGCGGCAGAAAAGGAATACCAGGAGAAGCGCCTGGAATATTTCCAAAACTGTAAGGATGTACAGGCAGATATTGAAGCTGCTTACAACGCCTTAAGCCTTGAAGAGCTGCAGCAGGTGCTGACCGACGAAGCTGCCATGCGCTTAAACAACATGAATGCGGAAAAAGAACTGCTGGATGTTTATCAGCAGGCTTACTTGGACTCCCATGCAACGACCATGGAGCTTGTGGCTGATTTAGCAAAGACATCTCTGGATGGGCTGGCTACAGCCTTTACGGATATTCTGACCGGGGCGGCCAATGCTAAAGAGGCTTTCCAGAATTTGGGAAAGGCCATGCTGAAAACCATTGCATCCTATTTCTCCCAGATGATTGCAGGGATGATTATGACTTCCATCTTTGGGAAGAGGGAAACGGCGCAGGGCATGGCCCAGACCCAGGCAGATGCTACGCAGGCCGCTGCTGTTTTGGCTCCGGCGGCTTGGCTGAAGTTGGTACTTCATCCGGCGGCGGGCCCTATTGCGACTGGCATCCTTTCCTCGGGTGTTTCTTCCTCCGTTGGGATAGGCCTGGCGGCATCTACCTTAAGCATTGCCAGCGGGGCTGCCAGTGTTTCCAAAGCCAACGGTTATGCCAAGGGCGGATATTTTACAAAGCCTCTCTTTGGTATTTTGGGTGACGCCGGCGACGAAGTAGCGCTGCCTTTAAACCGGGCAGTCTTTAGGAATATTGCTGAAGGGATTACAGCCGAAGGAAATCAGCATGAAGGAAACGGGGAAGTCCACGCGGTGCTTAATAACTATGGAGATATTAACACTGGAGCCGACATGGATGATTTGTTTGAAGAGTTCAACGATACCCTGGCTTCCGGGCTAAGAGGTGCAAGATGAATTTTCCTAAGCGAACAAAGAAGAGTGATTTGCTCAAAGTTGTTAAGAATGGTGTGACTTACTCTCTTCCAGAGGCCTGGGCGTTGACGGATAGCGGAAGCTACACTTTTCGGAACAAAATCACAGACCACGCCTTTGCCCATGGCGGCGACTGTGTGGGTGATGGGAAGATTGATGGAAGAACCATAGAGGTGGAGTTTTCCATGAAAGGACTCACCGAAGAAGAACATGATGAAGAGGTGAACCGGGCCTATGCGGCCTTTTCCCAGACGGACTATGACCTCTACTGCGGTAGGGCCGATAGACTCTACCATGTGGCTGGGCTTTCTAAGATTAAGCATAAATTTCTGGATGGTTTTAAGCAGCGGTGGAGCGAAATCACAGTGAGTCTTCTTCTGGCTGATCCGTTTCGATATGAAGGAAGAGAGTCCAAGGTGACTTATGAGTTTCCGCAGGATGTGACGGATGCAGACATGGCTGTTTACAACCTGGGGAGCGTGGATACACCTTTAACCTTTACGTTTACTCCTTTGAAGAAAATGCCAAATATTACTATCTGGCACAGGGAAGCCAAGGAAAAATTCAGCGTGGCCGATTCGCTCCTCATAGCCCCAGCAACCCTCATGGTGAATGGAAAAGAAGGTACGGTCTGGCGGGAAAATGCTAATAGCATCAATACCTTTAGTGGCGGTTTCCTTTATGCCAAACCGGGCCTTAACCTTTTTCACTACACTGGTGCTGCCGGGAAGATTGAGATTAGTTATGTGAACAGGTGGTTCGTATGAATATACTCTTTGGACGGAGGCTCTTTGGCCGTCTCATCTTTTCAGGAAATTTCTCTGGGGATAAGCAAGGCCAGGGAAACCGTAACCAGGTGCAGGAATTCTATCCAGGGCAATACGCTATTTATGCCTATGCAAAGGATGGAACTAAAACAGCCATCTTTGGAAGTGGTCATGAAAATAATGCCCTAAGCCAGGTGACTTTTGAAATCACAGAGACGGGCTGCGGGGCTTGCCAATTGACCTTTAGAAAACTTCCGGATAAAAACGTTTTGACCTACATGCAAAGAATTGACATCCACCTCTTTGGAGATAGCAAACCCTGGTATTCCGGGTATATCATCAGCCGGCCTATTGAAGGGACCACGGAGGATTCCTTTATCTTTAAAGGGCATGGCTACTACAACCTTCTTTCCAATGTACTGATTTTCAAAACCTATGAGAAAACGGATGTAGGAGCCATTGCAAGAGATATTGCCATGATGGCAGAAAAGAACCTGGGCATTGTGTACAACCCAGTCAAAATCCCGGACGTAGGCTATAGCCCTGAAAAGTTAGTCTTTGATGGGGTTACGGCTAAAGAAGCGCTGGGTACTTTATCCGACTTTGCCATTGACCATGTATATGGAGTGGACGAGTACCGAAGCCTTTATTTCAAACCCAGAAATCATGGTGTTAATGAACAGGCACGGCTTACGGTAGGGAAACACATCTCCTCCTACAAGCCTTCTTGGGACACTGATAAGATTTTCAATTGGGCACGGGTGAAGGGCGGGAATATAGATAAAGACGGAGAGCAGTGGCTTTGCGTGGTGGAAGATAAAAACAGCCAGGCGTCCTATGGCCTAAGGCAGAAGGTGCTCTCTCTTCCTTCGGCCTATAGTGTCAATGATGCTAAACGCTGGGGAGAAAACCAGATTGCGCAGTACAAGGATCCGGTGCGCTCAGCCAAAATCACAGGCGTCCGCCTGGAGTATCCCTATCCCGATGGAACCTTCAATGTTCGGCATATGGGGACAGATGGCAAAGCACAAATCAGAACACTTTCTGGGGAGACCCAGGAATATCCTATTACAAAAATCAAATATACGATTTCAGCAAAAGACGGCATCAAAGCAGATATGGAGCTTGGGGTGCCGCCTTTTGCTGTGGATAAGTATTTGTTCGGCATCGAGCGGGCGGCCAAGGATATAGAGCAGGCGCAAGCCTCAGCTATCCGGCAGCTGAAAACGTAGGAGGTGAGTACATGGCTATTGTAGATTATCGCTTTGACCCTTTTCTAAATTCTTTTAATGTGAAACCTATTTCGGGTGAAGTACATAAAATACCAACCAACAGTCCCTATGAAATCAAGCTGGTGGAGGTTCCGCAGAAGACGGATCCCAGCACTCTTCGCGTAGCTTTTAGCACGGGAGAAGCACTGACGGAAATTTCTGCCCAGCCGGCTCAGGGGCAGTATTGGCCGGATTATTTGACTACCGCCCATGGAATCCCGGATTGGAATACAGGAACCATTCTCTTTAATGCAGCCGACGCAGGAAAGACCGTGGTGGTTAGCTACAACGGCATAGGGACTCTGGTGGATTCCAGGATTGCTAGCCAGCTTACTGTGGATGTGTCTAGTAGCACCCAGCCGGATAGAGAGGCTATCGTAAGCAGTGCCCTTTCCTATGATTCCCAAGTTTCTAGTGGAAGCGGGAATATTCATAGCACCAGGGGGAGAATTTTAACCCATAGAGGCATTGGAGCTGGGACCTATACCTTGGGGGCTCTTCTCCAGAAGCTGGTAAATCTTTCTCACACTCAGGAATATAAGCAGGATAATTTTTCGTATAACTGTAATTGCGACTGCAACTGCGGGGATGATAGTGGTGGCTCATAAGGAGGGATACTTGTGATTCAGATTGATGAAAGTAACAACATTGAGGTATCGCAGTATGATACCTTTTCCCTTCGCGTCCGGTTTTCCGGCGGCTATACGATGACAGCAGCGGATAAGCTCCGCTTTGCCATAAAGAATACCACCAGCTCATCGGAAGTGGTGTATCAGAAGGATTACCGGAACACGGGAGCCACGTATGT